AGGACTCGTGAACAATTTTTTTTTATTTCTCACCAAACCTTTCTTGTCACTTCACATTGTGTTGTGTATCTTCGGCGCTACAGCGTCTGGCGTGATGCGCACGCAGCGACCGAGAGGAAACTGAAGGTGTGGTGGGTTAGTCCATACCGGACATCTAAGGCAACAGGTGCAAGCGTTACCCCCTTGCGCTTTGCACTCCGCCTCGGCACACAGTCCCGACGGATGTTCGGGATCGCGGCCTCCCGGCAGGATGAGCCTGCACGCTTGAGCTTGGGGATGTAATGGACGATACGTTTCGATCTATACCGTTTGAGCCTCGTGAGTTGAAAGCGACTCAGGAGGTGTTGGACAGGATTTACGATGCTGCCAAGCTCGGCGTAAAAGGTGATGCTTTGGCATTTGCTGCTGGGTTGTTGCCGATCGAGTATCGTCGGCTTCTGGCGCTAGATCAGCGTGCATCCATTGCCGAGGCGAAAGGTCGTGCCGATAGTGAGGTTGAGGCGGCTTCCGTTGTGCGCACAGCGGCTATGGAGGGAGATAGCAAGGCAGCTATGGCACTCCTCACCCATTTGCATGACTGGATGCCGAAGCAGCAAATCAACATCGACATCAAATCCCAGATCAGCATCACGGCGGCACTGCAAGAAGCGGAGTCTCGCGTTATCCAGGGCAGAATATTGCAGGGTGAAGCGGTTGCATTAGACGCTCCGCAAGCGGCATCCTTGGCGTATACGCCGGAGACTTCTTATGCCCCCGCAGAATAGACTTGCGCCTACGCCTAACAATGCTTTGGCTTATAGCGTCCCTGTGCCATTTGACGCAGGAATACTGCCGCCTCCGCCTACGCAATTTGTTCCGCGCCGCGAACTCGAAAACCTTTCTATTGGCCTTGGGCGTGGATTTGTTTCTGGCCTAGAAGGCACCAAACAAATGGTGACGCAGCCCGTTGTGACGGCTAAAGCCTTGCTTGAGGCAGCGCGTCAGATAAGCGACGATCCGCGTATTGTTTTGGATATGCTTCGCGAAGCCCGCCAACGAGCCGCTTCTGGTGCGCTTGGTCTTGGCGAATTGATCGGCGAGAACGTGACGCCAGGAATGCGTGGACAACCTGCGCCGGTGAAGTCAGAGATTATTGGGTATCACAGAACGACAACGCCGTTTGAAGGCGAGTTTCGTAAAGAAAAAAACAAAATCGGCGTTTCGTTTGCTGGTCCACAAGGCTATTACTTTTCGCCAGACGTTAACGACCCAACGGCACAAATTTTTGGTCGTCACGTTATTAAAGCCGACGTTAAAGTCAAAAACCCCGCGCCTGTTTTGCAGATCAATAGTGGCGTGCGTTCCGTACCACGCTCAATTTTGCCTGTTTCTGAAAAAGCGGTTTTGGAGCAAATTAAAAAAGACCCACGTTTTTTGAGCAAAGGCGGATTAGTTGCTGCTAACAGCGTAGATGACGTTGTGGCGGGAAAAACTATGGCCCATGCAGATACTTGGAAAGAACAAGAAAAAAATCTGCTTGCCGCTGCTAGACAAGGAAAATTGTTTAGGTTGATGAATCCAGAAGTTATTAATGACTTCGATGTTGAATTGCTCAAGAAAAATGGGTTTGATGGGTTTATTTACCAACGCCCAGAATTTGCAGCAAGCTCCATGCCGTCGCAAATTGTTGCGATTGATCCCAAACAAATTGAACGTATTTCCGAGTTTATTGATTAATGCAACTGCCAATCTATAGCCCGGAGGACGAGCAGGCTCTAATGAGCAAGCTCTGGTCTGCCGCCGTCAAGGACGACCCAGAAGCCTTCGTGCTATTCGTGTTTCCGTGGGGGCAAAAGAATACGCCCCTCGAACACTTTAAAGGTCCGCGCAAATGGCAGCGTCAGGTGCTGCGCCAAGTACGCGACCACATCGCTAAACAGAAAGACCTTACCTCTTACGAAGTCTTGCGTATGGCAACGGCTTCAGGACGCGGTATCGGTAAATCTGCGCTGGTGTCGTGGCTCATCCTTTGGATGCTCACAACCCGTATCGGCAGTACCACGATTGTCTCGGCGAACTCCGAAGCGCAGCTCCGCTCAGTCACTTGGGCAGAAATCACCAAATGGGCGGCGCTCCTGATTAACTCGCATTGGTTTGAGTTGAGTGCCACCCGCGTGATGCCCGCCAAGTGGATCGCTGAACTCGTTGAACGCGACCTCAAGAAAGGCACGCGCTATTGGTCCGTCGAAGGCCGCCTGTGGTCGGAAGAAAACCCGGATTCGTATGCCGGTGTCCACAACCACGATGGCGTCATGGTGATATTCGATGAGGCGTCGGGCATTCCCGATTCCATTTGGTCGGTGACGGCGGGCTTCTTTACGGAAAACACGCCGAACCGTTTTTGGTGCGCGTTCAGCAACCCGCGTCGTAACGAGGGGTACTTTTTTGAGGCTTTCAATGCAAAACGAAACTTCTGGTCCACGCAAAACATCGATGCCCGCGAAGTCGAAGACACCGACAAAGCGGTCTACGAGCAAATCATCGCCGAATACGGTGCGGACTCGCGCCAAGCCAAAATCGAAGTCTACGGCCAGTTCCCTACCGACGACTCCGACCAATTTATTCCTCCTTCCTACGTGGAAAGTGCAGCAACTCGCGAGCGGTACAGGGACGATAGCGCGCCACGCATCATCGGAGTTGATCCGGCGCGAAGCGGCGCGGACAGCACGGTTATTGTTGTCCGACAAGGAAGAGACCTGGTGGCAATCCGTCGCTACCAAGGTGAAGACACAATGGAAACGGTCGGTCGAGTCATTGACGCGATTGAAGAGTTCAATCCTGCCCTAGTCGTTCTCGATGAAGGCGGACTCGGATATGGCATTCTTGACCGCTTAAAAGAGCAGCGGTATAAGGTTGTCAGGGGCGTAAACTTTAGTTGGAAGGCTAAAACCCCGCAGATGTACGCGAATAAACGCGCCGAACTCTGGGGGCAAATGCGTGAATGGCTGCAAACAGCCTCTATCCCGCAAGATCGCCAACTGAAAGCCGACCTCCTCGCACCGCATCAAAAGCCGAATTCGGCAGGGTCGATTCAGTTGGAAAGTAAAAAGGAAATGAAGTCTCGCGGACTGGCATCGCCCGATGCGGCTGACGCTCTCGCCTGCACATTCGCTTTCCCTGTTGCAAACCGCGAATATCGAGAACGACCGCGCCGCGTCACGACAAGCGACACCGGCAGCATGGTTAACTCTTGGATGGGCGCCTAAATGGCACGTAAATCGGTCAGTTTGGCAGTCGGTCGAGGCGAAAAACTGCCGGTTTCCAAAGGAGCCGGACTGACCGCCAAGGGCCGCGCCAAGTACAATCGTGCGACGGGTAGCAAACTCAAAGCTCCCGCGCCAAACCCTAAATCTAAGGCCGAAGCGGGCCGTAAAAAGTCATTTTGCGCTCGGATGCGCGGCGTTGTGCGCAAAGCCAAAGGCCCGGCTGAGAGGGCTAAAGCGTCACTTAAACGGTGGAAATGTTGATGAGCAGTCACAAAAAGGGTCTTTACGCTAATATCCACGCCAAGCGGAAACGAATTGCGGCGGGATCGGGCGAGAAAATGCGCAAACCGGGGACTAAAGGCGCTCCGACTGCTGCGGCATTCCGTAAATCGGCAAAAACTGCAAAAAAGAGGAAGTAATTATGCCAATGGATCGTATGGGTTTTGCCCCCGGCAGCGTCGGCGACATCATTATCGAATCGCAGCGTCAGATGCGTCAGCAGCAGCGACCCGCTCGCAGCCCGCTTGGAATGCGTAAGCGTCCCGTTCAGGAGGATGCCATCCGCACCACGGTGGATTTTCGCTCGACCCCGATGCCGAAACGCCGAGGTGGGCCGTAATGCCTCTCGTTAAATCCAGCAGCAAGGCTGCATTTCGTAAGAATATCCGCGCAGAAGTGCGGTCCGGCAAGCCCGTAAAGCAAGCCGTTGCCATCGCGTATTCTGTTAAACGCAAGGCTCAGAGCAAAAAGCGCAAGTAATTATGGCGAAAGACCCGACCGGCTTAAAAGGGGCGGCACAGGTCGCTAACACCCCGCAGTCGCGCAGTACGCGTGACGCTGCTGACGTGTTGGCGCGCATGCGCGAACGCTTAGAACAATCGCTATCGGCGTACAGCGAATCGCGTGACAGCGAACTCGATGACCTGCGCTTTATGGCCGGTTCCCCGGATAACCGCTGGCAGTGGCCGCAGGAAGTGCTGGCAACTCGCGGTGCCGTGCAGGGTCAGACGATTAACGCCCGTCCGTGCTTGACGATTAACAAGCTCCCGCAGCATGTGCGCCAGGTCACGAACGATCAGCGCCAGAACCGCCCGGCGGGCAAGGTCATCCCGGTTGATGATCGCGCAGACGTTGAAGTCGCCGAAGTGTTTGACGGCATGGTGCGGCACATTGAGTACATCTCTGATGCCGACGTGGCCTATGACACGGCCTGCGAAAATCAGGTGACGTTTGGCGAAGGGTACGTGCGTATCCTCACCGAATACTGCGACGAAAACACGTTTGATCAAGATATCCGTATCTGTCGCGTGCGTAACAGTTTTAGCGTCTACATGGACCCACACATCCAAGACCCATGCGGTTCCGACGCTGAATACTGCTTTATCACCGAGGACATGCCGAAAAGCGACTTTGAGCGGCAGTTTCCTAACGCAGAGCCTATTTCTTCTATTGCGGTACGCGGCGTAGGCGACGAACAGTTGTCGCAGTGGATACGCGAAGATACGGTTCGTATTGCAGAATACTTCTACGCCGTCTACGAAAGCGCCAAATTGCATCTTTATCCGGGCAACAACACTGCCTTTGCAGGGTCACCGGAGGCCAAGCAGTACGAAATGATGGGCGTGCGCCCGATCCGTACCCGCGACGTTGAAATCCGCCGTATAAAGTGGATGAAAACTAACGGCTACGAAGTCCTCGAAGAGCAGGACTGGCCGGGTAAGTGGATTCCGGTGGTGCGCGTCGTTGGCAACGAATTTGAAGTCGATGGCCGTATTTACATTTCCGGCCTCGTGCGTAACGCCAAAGATGCGCAACGCATGTACAACTACTGGGTATCGCAGGAAGCCGAAATGCTGGCTCTTGCGCCCAAAGCGCCGTTTATCGGTTACGGCGGTCAGTTTGAAGGCTACGAGACGCAGTGGAAGACTGCGAATACGACCAACTGGCCGTACCTTGAAGTCAATCCAGACGTAACGGATGGGCAAGGGTCAATCCTCCCTCTCCCGCAGCGTGCAGCGCCGCCCCTGCCGCAGACCGGCCTTATTCAGGCCAAGATGGGCGCATCCGACGATATCAAGTCCACAACGGGTCAATACGATTCAAGCCTCGGCGCCACGTCTAACGAGCGTTCGGGACGAGCAATCTTGGCGCGTGAACGGCAAGGCGACACAGGCACATACCATTACGTCGATAACCTGGCTCGCGCCATTCGCTATGTCACGCGTCAACTCGTGGACTTGATACCTAAAATCTACGATACGCAGCGTATTGCGCGGATTATCGGCATGGACGGGGAGACTTCGACGGTAAAGATCGACCCGATGCAGCCGGAGCCGGTGCGCAAGATCGTCGATGAGGCGGGTATTGTTATCGAGAAGATTTACAACCCGTCCGTCGGCAAGTACGACGTTGCTGTCACGACTGGCCCCTCGTATTACACGAAGCGGCAGGAAGCGATGGCGGCGATGGGCGAGATTCTGCAAGCCAACCCGCAGCTCTGGTCTGTTGCTGGCGACCTGTTCGTTAAGAACATGGATTGGCCGGGTGCGCAGGAGATTGCCGAGCGGCTTGCTAAGACCATTGATCCGAAACTTCTTGAATCATCCGACGAAAGCCCGGCGCTACAGGCGGCACAGGCTCAGATGCAAGCCATGTCTGCCGAAATGGAGCAGATGTTTGGCATGCTCCAAAATGTGCAGCAGTCGATGGAAGCGCGAGAAGTTCAGGTCAAGGAGTTTGAGGCGCAGGT